CGTCTGGCGGGTCCAACTGGCCGATGGCCACCCATGCCAACCGCTCCGCCTCTACCGCGTTGCGTAAGTCCCATCCCGCCGCAGCGATGGCTCGCAGGGTCACCATTCCCGACCGGCGCGCCGCGCGTGTCGCCGCCCACGTGGCGATGGTGGACCACCGCCACGACTTGACGCTCATTACGCTTGCTCCCGAGAGCCATGCCCCACGACGAGGCCCAGGACGTGCTCGCCCCCGCCGACGCGCAGGATGACCGCGGGCAGGATGCGGTGGTCGTCGATGCGCGCCTCGATGCCCAAGAGCGGCCCCCAGGCGATCAGCAGGCCCGCGGGCTCGCCGAGCTGGCCGGAGTTGTCCTGGAGGTCCCAGCCGCCATCGCGGAGCTGCTCCAGCACTTCACGCAGGGTCATCGCCATTCCCTCCGCTCCGGGTCGATGCGTCCGAGGCCGGGCTCGCCCAGCCACCACGGCGGAGTTACGCCGATCAGGTCCACGCGGACCCAGCCGACGTGCTCCTCCAGGGCGCGGGGCTGCCCGACGATCGGGTGCCACACCGGGTACATGAGGATGGCGCCTGGACGGCTCTGCACGGGCTCCGGCGCCGCCCCCGCGGGACGCTTCTTGGTCACTTCTCGTCTCCGGTCAGGTCGATGGGCAGGTACTTCCCGCCGCGGCTCCTGATCCACCCCTCGGCGGCCAGCAGGCGCAGCGTGGTGTAGGTGTACCCCAAACTCACGTTCGCGGCGCGGGCGACCTCCTGGATGGTCGGCGGGAAGCCGGTGTCGTCGCTCAGGCGACGCAGGGCGTGGTAGACGCGGCTCTGGGCGGGCGAGAGGGTCACTTGACCACCTTCGGCAGCTTGTGGTCCTCCAGGCCCCGCAGGGGCACGTCCACGACGCGGACGGCCTCGATGAGCTGGCGGCAGATTTCGCGCGCCTGGTCGCTGTCCACGACCCGCATGTGGCTCTCGGCGAACCGGAGCCGCTCGCGGGCCTCCAGGCAGACGCGCGTCGCGATGGCGCGGTGCTCGGTGGCGGAGACGGTGGCGGAGACGTGGTCAGGCATTGCGGCTCCTCTGGGCGATGCGGTCGGCCAGGAACGCCGCCTCGTGCCTGGCGCGGCGATTCTCGCGCAGCGTCAGGTGCAGCTTGCAGACGTTCTCACCCTCGACAACGGGCCGGGTGCATCGCCGGGGGTGGAAGCTCTCGGCGTAGTCCCGTGCTCGGAGCAGAACGGCACAGGCGTTCGGGGGGCGGTTGTCAGACATTGGGTCCTCCCAGGATGCGCTCGATGCGGTCGAAGGTGTCGGCGTTCGGGGCCGTTTCTGCGGCCTTCAGGAGCAGCTCCAGGTAGCGGCTACGGGCGCCGTCGGCGAGGGTGGGCGCGGGCGCGACCCCCTCGGAGAACGTCATCCCCGGCACGGATACGGTCGCGGTCGACGCCTCGAAGGTGGGGACGTTGCGCGCCTCGATGGTGGCGTGGCGCAGCGGGTCCACCGAGCGGTAGACCTTGCTCGCGCGCTTGTGGCCGGTCAACTCCTCGACCACGCCCTCGTTGATGAGGGGCTGGATGTAGGCATCGCCGCAACTGGCGCCAGGCCGGCCCAGGTAGGTCGCGAGCTGCCTCTGGGTAACCTGCTCGCCGGGATGGGCGACGAACCACCCGCGGATCAGCTCGGTGCGGCGCCCGGGGCTCAGGCGGATGCGGCCCGCTGGCAGCCCGGGGCGGGAGGGCGACGCCGACAACCTGGGGACGGCGACCATTTCCGTCACGGCTTCGGGGGCCCGCTCGATCGCCTCCGCGGATAGGAGGTGAAAGTCGGGGAAGCTGCCGGTGACCGTCGGCCGGTGCAGGCGGTAGGTGTGGGCGGGCGCCCCAGCAGTGCGGATGCGGTTGGTCTCGATGACGCCGCGGGAGGCCAGCTCCAGGAGCGCCTCGGAGACGCCGCCCGAGGTCGACCCCAGCGCCGCCTCGACCTCGTGGCGGGTGAGCGGCTTCGTGGCCGTGGTCAGCAGCTCGACGATCCGCTGCCTGTGGGTCAGCTTCGGCATCGGCGCCACCTGCGACGGCGGGATCGGGGCGTCGACGTCGACCCCCGCGGCCCGCAGGCTGCCCTTGAAGTTGTCGATCCACCCGCGCGAGAGGGTGGTGTGAGAGTGGGCGTTGATCGGCTGGTAGCTGCCGTCCGGGCAGTAGAGCCGATACGCATGGATGCCGCTGGACGCTCGCCCCAGGCGGCACCCGCGATCCAGGGCCGCCCGCGCCACGGCGCGCAGGTCCTTGGGCAGATTCGGGAGAAACTCCCGGCCGGTCTCGGTCACCATGTGGGTTCACCTCACACTGGCCTACGCTCACCGTAGGCAACTTCTCACAGTGTGGGCGTAGCGGAAGATTTTGTCAAGCAGACCCCCGGCGACGGCTGTTTCAGAAGCTCGCCCTCGCCCTCCCCCGCACCGAACATCCGTGCCGAACAGGCATACCGAACGGACGTGCTGAACATCCGTACCGGGCGGCCCTACATCGAACATCCGTACCGAACGGATGGTCGGGTCGGATGGGCGTGCCGAGCATGGGTGCGTCCTTGTGAGGCGGATGTGGCAGATGTGAGGCGGGCTGTGAGATGATTGCCTCTCGGCCCCGTTATACCCCGGGGCGAGCGGAGGCTAAACCGAATGGCAACAGCGCGAGAGATACCGCGGGACACCGTTCCCGATCTCATTCGCAAGCGCTTCCCGAACGGCGGAGAGAGGGTCCTGCTCGTGGGGCCGCCTGGGACCGGCAAGACGGCGCTAGCGGTCGAGATCGCCCGGGCGTCTACCCTCTTCGGCAGTCTGAACGGGACCGAAACTCGGCCCTGGTGGCAGGTGACCCTCACATCCGAGACCCTCGAATCCCGCATCTGGGGAGGTCTCGTCCCCAATGAGACGGGCGGGATGCGGGAAGCTCAGGGGCCGGGTCAGCGCGCCTGGCATCACGGCGGCCTATGGATCGTCAATGAGCTGCACCGGGGATCGGCAGACTGCCACGAACGCATCATCAACGCATTGGATGACCCGAGCATCGCGACCGACACTACTGCACTTGGCACCATCCTGCGGCCCCGGGCCGAGTTTGGATGCATCGCCACCCAAAACGCGGGTAGCCTCGTCCTATCAGACGCGCTGCGAGATCGGTTCGCGATGCGGATTGCAGTTCTGCGACCGAGCGCCGGGCAACTCGCCCGGCTTGACCATGACGTTCGGGTCTGGGTTGAGCGGGCATACGCGGCCCTCCCCCAATCCGAATGGGAGATCGGTCCCCGGCCGAGTTACCGCGATTGCCTTTCTTTCTGCCAATCGAGAGCGGCGGGGATCGACGATGAGACCGCGGCGTTGGCGATCATGGGTGAGGACACAGGAGACGAGCTGCGGGCATGGCTGGAGAGCTTGCAGATGATCAAGGGTGAGAGCGCCCGCAACCGGGCGAGCGGCGACACCGACACGGTGGTAGTCGTCGGCGTCGACGACCACACGCTCACGTGCCCTGACTGCGGGCAGACCGGCACCGGGTCCGACCCGGGCAACTGCGACATCGCGCAGCGAACGGATTTCAAGCGGGGCGGGGTAGCGCATCTGAAGTGCTCCGCGTGTCTCGCCGAATGGCACGAATGGGCGGATGGCGGCCAAGACATCCAGAAGCGCGGGACGAGGCCGAGGTGAAAGGTCACGTAGTCGCAGCGCACCCCGAAGTCTGGGCGAGGGCCGACCGGCGCGAACCCTGGCGGGTTGAGCGCAACCCTGACCCCAACAATGGGAGCACCAACCCTCGCGACCGGGTGCTGACCCTGCCCGACCCGACCGGGCCGCCACAAGAGGCTATCCGGCTCCACGAGGCACTCCACGCGGCCCACACTCCGCCTGTGGCGTGTGACCCCCCGCTCCGCATGGCTGAGGAGGTCCGAATGGACGTCCTGGCGCGGGTGGGGGACCTAGACGTCACCCGTCGGCATGACGGGGCCGCGCCAACGATCCTGGCCGCGGCCCGCGCCACGAAGGACGCGCGGGATGCGGTCTTGGGGTTCTGGCAAGTAGCACTGACAGCGGGGACGGGCGCGCTCGGCCGGACGGGCAAGCCTGCCCCGCGGCCCGGCTGTCCGGCCGAGCTGGGCGCCGCGCTGCGGCGCCTCGCGGATGTCATGGGGCCGCTGACGGCGGATGCGGCGGCATGGGTGGGGAGGATCGCTGCGGACCCGACCACTGCGACCGCGACCGCTGCGGCGGAATGGTGGCGAACCCTGCCGAACCCTCCGGCCGCCAAGCGGTCCGAGGGTGACGGAGAGGGCACGGGCGGCGAGCCGGGCGGCGGCGGAGCGGGCGATGGCGCGGCCCCGGGCCGCCGCGAAACCCGCGTCACCCCCACCGGATGCGGCGGGGAGGTCCCGGAATTCGCTGTGACGGATGAGTTGCCCCGGGCTGGCACCCTGGGCGCCACCGAGCCCGCCACGTGGAAGCGGAGCGACCCACACGCCGAACGGAAGCTAACCGAGAGGATCGAGGCGGCCGTGAGGACGGCGGCGAGCCGGGCGGCGGCGGAGCGTCAGGAGGCCGAGGACCAAACAGACGAGCCGAACGAACGTGCGCCGCTGGCAGGTCTCCTGCCCCGGGAGGCCAACCCGGCCGGGTTGATCCACGACCACATCCGCCGCGGAGTGGGCACACGCCCCGTCAAGCTCCGCCGCGGTACCCGGATTGACGGGTCGAGTGTCCTCCGGCCCGAGCGTTGGCGGGCCGGAGACCGGTGCGTCTTCGCCGCGTCGCGGCCGGGCGGCGCCATGGCCATCGACATCTCCGGCTCGATGGGATGGGACTGGGACGCTCTGAGCGCAGCCATGCGCGAGCTTCCCGGGCTTACGGTAGCCGCGCATGGGGCCGTCATTGAGACCGGCGCGGATGGCTCGGAACGTCGCTGCCCGCGTATCTGCATCCTCGCCCGGGATGGCCGCTGGGCCGAACCGGTGGCGGATGAGTGGGACACTTGCAACATGAGCGACCTGGAGGCTCTCGAATGGCTCGCCCGCCAGCGCGGGCCGCGCATCTGGTTGTCGGATGGCGAGGCGCACTCGGGCCGCATCGGTGGCGGCATGGGTGGGATGCCGCCAACCCCGGAGGGCCGGGCAACCGCTCTCGCCATCGCCCGGACGGCCCAGATCGTCAGGGTCCGGCGGATCGAGGATGCGCTCGCCATCTGTCACCACCGGACCCCCAAGGGGGCGGTTCGGACGTTCGCCAACGGTAGCGGGTGGCGCGGGTTCCTCACCCCGCCATGATGAGGAGAGGTGTCGAGATGAGATGGCCGAACAGTCAACGGGCGGAGCGGGGGCACCTGCCCCACATCCGCATCACCTGTGAGGAGTGTGGATGGCGGGCGGAACTCGCCGCGCGTCTGGGCGAGCCTGGCCATGAGCTGGGCGACACGGTTCACATGGTCTGCCCGGGCTGCGAGAGCGTCCTGGCCGCCGAGATCGGGCGCGAGCTGCACCCGGGGAGGGTGTGAGATGGCTCAGTACCTGGCGGAGATCAGTAGTCGCCGCGGTCGGGCAGTGCATCGGCTGGGCGACAAATCCACCGGGGCCGCCGCGCGGTGTCAGGGTTGGGAGCTGGGCGTGGAGATCGTCGCGAGTTGGGAGGATGGCGGCGACGTCTTCCGCGTCTTCCGGACCGGTGGCAGCGACAACCCGGACCGGCGCGCGCTGATCGCGGTGCTGCGGGGCGTTGACTGCGAGCTGATCGTCCCGAGCTGACCCGAACCGCCGCACCTATCGAACCGCTCCGGCACCGCGTCGGGGCGGTTCTCTTTTGCCCGCACGTTAGGGCGACGCACGGCGGCCAGCCGACGCGGCGAGGATGGCGGAGGTACCAGGGGACCGCCCCGCCTCATCCCGTGTCACACAGCCCCGCACAGCGGCACGGGTTTGGCGGGATCGCGCCGCGTGCGTCGTCTGACGGGCCGATCCTCCCGCCCCGTCGACGTCACCACCGGGCGTTGCAGCGACCACCAGCCGACCGCGCATGGCCGCACGTCATCGCGCGCGGAGGCCAACGTCTGCGGCGTTTGGCGCCGCGTCCGGGGCAGCCAGCCCGCCGCGCACCCCGTTTCGCCCTCCCCCACCACACCCCCGGGTTTCCACTCGCGCAGGGGTGAGAGAGGAGTTCCCCCCTTCCGAGTGCGTGAATCGACGTATACGCACCACTCATCGTGTCCCCGGACGTCCCGGTGGAGCTGCGCGCGTCACCTGGGGTCGTCGTCAGGCTCCTCGGGAGCCGCCAACTGACGTCCGTGGTGAGATGCGGGTGCAGGGTGGCTCCGTCCTGACGCCTCCGAGTGACCCGCAGGTGTCGGGGAGGGGCTACGTCCGTACCCCCTCGATGTCATCTCCGGGCCAGTGGGCCCTCCGACGACGGCTGAAGGAATGTTGACGGGTAACAGAGCAGGCGTGGAGAATGAGAGAGCCGCACCTCAACGTCCCAAGCGGTGCAATCACTCATCTGCGCCTGGGGCACCCATGTATCTTCGTCGGGCTGACCGTTGAGGGGGTAGACGCATTTGGTCAGAAGGTGGGCTTCCCTTCTGGGTAGACGGTGGGCTGGCACTTCGGGCACAGGCTGGAGCCCCAATAGCCCTTGGCCCGGCGGCTGACGGGGGTGTGACAGCGGATGCACGGGAAGACGCTGATGTCCTCGTGGGCCGCCCGCCCGACGTGGGCGCGCAGGTTGCCCGAGAGCGTCTCGGTGAGGGTCTCGCGGGGCGGGAACTTCACAGTGGGTGGCCCTCCTCGGCCTCGACGTTGTCCAGGCGAACCGGGCGGTGGTCGACGACGACGGGTGGGTCACAGCTCATCGACATCCCTCGCAGAATAGCGCGAAATCGCCCTTGGGCATTGGCGCCTGGCAGCCGCAGCAGCGCGGCGCATCCTTGGGCCGGTGGAGCTGGCAGTAGACGTTGCCCGAGGCCAAGCCCACCTTGCGCTCGCAGTCGGGCTCGGCGCAGGGGGCCCACGAGGTCCGGCCGTAGCCGAGCGGGGCGTAGGGGGAGTTGATCATCGCAACGCCGAGAGCATCAGATCGGATATGCTGCTCACGTTGCCGCGTTCGGGAGGCGTGAGCTGATGGGAGCTATAGGGGTTCGGGACGCAACCGAACCGCTCTCTCAGGGGGGCGGCGGGCGGTTGGGCACTCCACATCTCGGTGTCGGGATCATAGACCGCCCCAACCCGAAGAAGCAAGGCCCGCCCCACCTCGTCGTCCACGCTGACCTTCATCCACACGCGCGCCTCGCGCGGCACGTCTACGGTGAGCTGAACGATCTGCGCGCATCCCGGGCAGCAGGTGGTCCGAGAGGCTCTCCCGCAACGGTGACAGACGTCATCCGCGCTGCGGGCTGGCGCCCGGGGGGAGAATCTGCTACTGTCCGGTGTTGGGATCATCCCCCGGAGGGTAACACCTCCGGGGCCCACTCCACAATGGGTGAGAAGTGAAACTGGTCAAGGCGATCTTCACCGGCTGGAATGGTCCGCTTGACGCGCTCGGCGGGATACTGCTGCTTGGCTTCGCGGGCCTGCTGGTGTACGGTCTGTTGGTGATGGCGGGCAACTCGTCCTGCCCCTTCATGTCGAGCTGCTAGGAGACCACAGTGACCCTCTTCGGGAAGTACGTCAGCGTCGCGGTCCTGATCTCGTTCCTGGTCGCCGTCGGGACGGCGGTGGGCGGCTCCTGGATCGCCGTGGTCAACCAGTGGGGCAAGACCGACCCCGCCTCCTACGTCGTCATCGTCCTCGGCGTGATCGCCACCACGGTCACCGCGGCGGTGCATACTTGGGACACCATGCCAAACAACACTCCCGCCGCACAGCCCAAACTCGTCAAGACCGTCACCTACAGCACCGACCCCCACGCCAACCAGGCGGGCCAGGTGTCCGGCAACTACGCGCTCTACTTCGTGGTCTTCGGCATCGTGATCGTGCTCATCGTCCTCTTCCTGATCGGGAAAATCTGACCGTGAGCTACTCCGCCAGCATGTACGAGGCCATCTACGGCGCGCTGGGCTGCCCCGACCCCACCAGCGCGAACCTGCTGGCGATCGGCCAGAAGTGGCAGGGCTACGAGGGCTCCTCGGCGCTCAACAACCCGTGGGACACCACCCGTTCGGGTTACGAGGGTGAGACGCCCTACAACACCTTCGGCAACGACGAGCACGTCTACGACTACCCGACCGAGGCCATCGGCGCCGCCGCGACCGCGGCCACGATCAGCAACGGGCTCTACCCGTCCATCAAGGCCGCGCTCCTCGCCGACACCCCGCTCGACGAGTGGTATGGCAACGCCGAGATCATCGGCGAGCTGCGGACCTGGGGCACACACGGGTTCGCGCTCCTCCTCGAAGCCAACGCTCCTCCCGCTCCGGCGCCGGTCCCAACACCTCCGGCGCCGGAGCCCCCTCCCCCACCGGCCGCGCCGATCGCGCCGGGCTCCAACTACACGGTGGTCTTGGGCGACAGCCTGAGCGCCATCGCGCAGCGGGCCTACGGCAACGCGAACGACTGGCCCGCCATCTGGCACGCCAACGCCGCGGTCACCAACCCCGACCTGATCTTCCCCGGCGAGGTGCTGGTCATCCCCGACCTCTCCGCCCCGCTGCCCGTCCAGCCGGTCCCCGCTCAGGTGACCTACACGGTGCAGCCCGGCGATTCGCTCTGGGCCATCGCCGCCCGCCAGTACCACAACGGCAACCTCTGGACCACGATCTACGACGCCAACAAGGCGGTGGTCGGGTCCAACCCCGGCGACATTCACCCCGGACAGGTCCTCGTCATACCCCCGGCTCCATGAGCCCGATCCTCTTCCCGCGGCAGAGGTGCCCGAGCTGCGAGGCGACGCTGAACAAGGTGGGCGAGTGCCCCAGATGCGCCGCGCGCACCGGGCAGGACAAGGCCATCAAGCCGTTCTTGGACCAGGCGTACCCCAAGGGAGAGAAGCGTGGCTGACGCGAGCGTACTGATCTTCGTGAAGGCGAACGACGAGCGCAAGGTGCTGGTCATCCTCGACAAGATGGAGCAGCCGGACATGGCCTACGCCGTCGCCCACCTCCGCGAGATCGGAACCCCCGGCCGGGAGGACGTCACCCCGGGCCCGTCGACGTGGGGCGACCAGGCGTTCGAGCCGCTCGACCGGGTTGCGGTGATGGAGTTCAACGGCTACAAGGCCAAGATGAGCTATCACGGCACTCGCATCGACCGCTACCACCTCCTCGCCGCCGCGGAGTACCTCCAGGGTCAGCTCGACGAGCAACACGCGAGCGCCGGTGTGGTGCGCGGTATGATGCAGGTGGCCCAGATGCAGCAGGAGATGTCGCTCAGGAGCAAGATCGCGCTGCCTGGGAACGGAGGCGGCCCGCTCCGGGTCGTGTAGTCCGTGGCCGGAGTGGTCTCTTTCCGCACGTCGAAGGGCGAGCGGGACCGGATGCGCGCCGAGGCCCGCGAGCTGGGCCTGAAGACTCTCACCGACCTCTGCCGCTACCGCTTCGGATTCCCTCTCGGGGAGCCGGGCAGCGAGCCGCTCACCGACGCCGACCTGCTCGAAGGCGGCGCGATCGAGGACAAGACCGCCATCGTCCTCGCCCACCTGATCGACAGGTTCGATGAGTTCGAGAAGCGTCAGACCAGGATCGCCCGCTACCTGGGGGTGAGGGAGGACCCACCGCGGGAGCCCAAGGCCCCGCCGCCTCCGGCGCCGCCCATCGAGGGCTTCCTGCGGTGATCCAGCCCGACGTCGTCGAGGGCCATCCCTACCTGCGCCAGCGGAAGGTGGCCGACGTCGAATACTCGCCGCGAGCCGCTCACGCCCGCCTGATGCGAGACGACGAGTACCCCTGGTGGGCGATCATGCTGCTCGACCTCTCCCAAACCCCCCGTCACCAGGGGGTGCGGCAACTCCTCTGCGAGCGGGGCGCCAGGCCCGCCCACTGGATTGATTCCCGGGCGTGGTGGGAGCACGTCGCCGACCTGCTCCAGTGGGCGCAGGAGCGCGTGATGACCCGGCCGCTCGCCGACTGGTTGGCCGAGGCCGAGCGGCAGACCGACCCCGAAACCTGGGAGGGCGGCCCGATCACCGAGCTGCTCCGCGACGCGGCGCTTCGGAGCCCCAACGCCTTCTCCCAGCTCGTCGGGCTGGCCGACGAAGAGGGCTACCCGATCGTCTTCAAGAAGTTCCACATCGCCGCCATCCACGCCATGCGCCAATACAGCAACGCGGCCATCCTGCTCCCCTTCGAGTTCGGGAAGAGCTACCTCAACAACATCGCCGTGCCCCTGATGGATTGGGCGGAGTGGCGCGATGCGAGCGAAGGACGCATCTACTGGAACGAGACCCACAGCCAGCGGTGGTGTCTGAAGCTGATGGGCGTGATCGAGCGCAGCCAGCAGCTCCACCAGCTCTTCCCCTGGGTCGACCGGCCCAGGAAGGGCGACGTCGGCTTCAAGCTCTGGTCGACCCGCGGCTTCTCGCTGCGCGGCCGGACCCAGGACGACCGGGCCTTCGAGGTGCTCACCGCCAATCGCTTCTCCACCGGCAACCGCTACGTATGCGTCGGAGGGGACGATTGGGTCAATGTGTCCAACGCCGCCACCTTCACGATCCAGGACCGGCTCGCCGACTACTGGAGGTCCGGTCCCGAGACGATGGCCCAGGACGTGCGCCGCGTCTCGCCCTACGGCACCGCCTGGCCGCGCGTCTACTACTGCGGCACCCTCTTCGACAGCGAGGATTGCGGCAGTCGCATCTATAGCTTCTATGACGCCATGCAGCATCAGGGCAAGCGCGGCTATCGAGCCCTCCGCTTCGACTGCTACACGGACGGCACCCACACCCAGACCATCTGGCCGGAGCACAAGAGCATCGAGCACATGGAGGAGCTGAAGCAGAAGCTCGGCCCTCGCATCTTCAACATGCGCTGCCGGAACATCGTCACCGGCTCGGAGAGCCGCGTCTTCCCCCGCGCCCGGGTCCTGGAGTGCGAGATGGACGGCAAGGACGGGAAGCCGGGCTTCACCTGGGGAAAGATGCCCGAGAAGCCCCAGGCGGGGATGATCGGCTTCGACCCCGGTCGCGGAAGAATATCCAAGTATTCAAAACACCCTGCATACTTCGTCTACTGCCAGCACGACGCCCGCGAGGAGCTGCCGCCCGGCCTGCTGCGTGATCCGCGCATGGTCGGCGGCCGGTTCGACCCCACCACCAAGCCCGAGGTCTACCACCACGGCGTCGAGTGGGGTCGGCTGGAGGGCTACAGCTTCATGGCCCAATGCGACTTCCTGATCGCGGTCGCCCGCCGCTACAACCTGCCGGTGGCGGTCGAGGACAACAACATCCAGACCATCTACGCCGAACAGATCAGCCGCATCGCAACGGACGTTCGCATCATCGACCACACCACCGGGCCCGGTGGGGCTGACCCGACCGTGGGGGTTGAGCAGTTCGAGCCGATCTTCAAGCACACGCGGATGATCCTCCACGCCCAGGGGGCGCCCCTGAAGGCGATCCTCGATCTCCGAGAGGAGCTGTGCTCCTGGCGGGGGCGCTACACCGACATCGTGATGGCGATGTGGATTGCGCGCCACCAGGCCGAGGTCCACTTCACCCGCAGCGAGAAGCCTACCCTTCGGCTCGGGCGCCCCCTATACTTGCGGCGATTGGCATGAGAAGCGCGAAAGACCTCCAGGACGAAGCCGAGCAGCGCGAGAAAGAGGACGATCGGCGCCTGGCCGAGTATCGGAGGACGACCGCCCCCTACTTTGGGGAGGGTCGCCGCGGTCAGCAGAACATCCAGGCCAACTACGCCGACGGCCGGGCCGCGCTCCGCTGGATGGGGTCGAGTGGCGCCGAGGACGAAGTCTCCGCCGACGACGTGCTCAACATGATCCCCGAGATCGTGGACAGCATCGTGGCCGTCCGCGGTGTCGAGCCGACCCACGCTGTACGCCCCGAGGGCCCGAGCAATCAGCAGATGGAGCAGGCGACCAAGCGCACCCGGGCGCTCCGCGAGCAGCACAACCACTCGGGGATGGTGACCCAGGGCGCGCAGCTCGCCTTCTTCCTGGTGGCGATGGGCGACGCCGCGATCGTGATGAACCCCCGGGTCCAGGCCGACGTCGACGCCGAGAAGGAACGGCTGGGCCGCGAGGACCCCTTCCGGCCGCTCGGCGTCTACCTGAGCGTGGTCAACCCTTCCACCGCCTTCCCCCACTTCCGCCAGGGCTACACCGTGAACGAGCTGGAGGACCTCTTCGTCATCTTCCGGCTGGCCGCCCGGGACGCGAAGCTGATGTACGGCATCGACGTCGACAAGGACGCGAAGGTCATCCACTACTACGGGCAGTCCGAGAAGCGCATCCTGGTTGACGGGCGTGACGTGATCAGGCCGGTCGAGCACGACCTGGGCTTCTGCCCGGCGGTCTGGTGTACCAACAAGGCCTCGGACGGCCGGACGGCGCAGTCGGACATCCGCATGGCGATCTCGATGAACCGCCAGCTTGGATTGACCTACTCGATCTATTTGGACAGTCTGATCTGGTCCGTCCACCCCATCGTCCACGTTCACGATCGCGAACACGTCGAGACGCCGTCCGGCAGCCCCGAGATCGGGCCCGGTGCGACCGTGTCGACCGTCCAGACCGGCGACGTCCAACTGATCGCCCCCGAGGGGCGCCCCGAGGTGGCTGGGTCGATGGTGCAGATGCTCATGTCGGCCATCCATCAGGTCACCGGCGTCTCGCCGATCCAGACCGAGGGCAAGGTGGACGGGTCGAACATCTCGGCGCGATCGGTCGATCGCCAGATGAGCCCGATGGAGACGCGCTTGGCGCTCTCCAACACCCTGCTCGCGGAGAGCTACCAGCTCTTGAACGCCAAGGTCCTGCTCATGTTGAGCGACCTGCCCGCCTTCAAGGGGGTCGAGTTCCCCCTTTACGGGCAGGACAGCGGCGGGACCTACAACGAGACCTTCTCCCAGGCCGACATCGGCGGCTGGATTCGGACCAAGACCACCTGGGACGCCTCCATTGGGACCTCCAAGCACGAGGTCCTCGCCATGTGGCTCCAGATGTTCAAGGAATCCGTGGTCACGCCCGAGCCCTACCGCGTCCCCTTCCGGGTGCTGCTGGAGGCGATGGGCGTCGAGGACCCCGATCAGATGATGAACGAGGCATTTTCCGAGCACCAGAAGGCGATGGGGATGCTTCAGGCGTCCGGTGGCGGTCCTCCCGGCCCCGGCGGTCCCGCAGGGCCCGGTGGACCACCTCACGGCGGCGGCGGGGCGCCGGGCGAGCCGCCGAAGGCGATGCAGGATGCCTCCGCTCTCCAGCAGGGCGGCCTGGCGGCTGCGGGGCCGCCGCAGGGCGGAGGGGCGCCCGTTCAACCACCGCCCCCCGCCCCAGCGCCCCCGGGCGGCGCTTCCATCCCCGGATTCGAGCCCAACGCCGCCCCGCCGACCTCGCAGGGCATCGGAACGCCCGCGCCAGTCCCCGACGTCGCCAAGATGGCGCACCAAGCGATCCAAAAGCTCCATTTGTACGAGCCGATCACCGACATCCTGGTCCGCGGAGGGCCCAATCACTCCATCGACATCAAGGTTACCGACCATCGGGACATTGCTCAGGTGCGCCAAGCGGTGCAGAATGTGGCCGGGAACCTCCAGGTCGTCGTCAAGATGAGGCCCGCGCGGAAGGAAGCCGCGCCAAGCGCGCCCAACGGGAGACCCTAAGTGTCCACTCGAAACCACAGCTCATCTCTGGAGCGGCAGGCGAGCACCTGGACCGGGCCGGAGGCCGGTGGGCCGCAGGCGTCGATCCTCCTGAAGCTCTATACGACCACCTGGGCGATCGGGGGAACCCCCGCCCAGGTCGCGCTCCCCGCCGTCGTGGCCCCCTGGATCGAGATGGACGGCTACAACGGCACGATCATGGTCGAGGTCTCCGAGAACAACGTCGGCGCCGCCTCGGCCGTCAACCTCGAAGGCAGCAACGACGGCGCCAACTGGTACGCGCTGGGCTACTACCCGATCGTCGTGGCAGGCGCCACGCAGGCCAGCCTGACGCGGACGGTCACCGCCCTCTCGGTGCTCCAGAACAACCGCTACGTCCTCCAGATTCTCGACGCCTACCCGCTGATGCGGGTCCGGCCGTCCACCAACGTCGGCAGCCTCAACGCTGTCGTCTACGCGGTCCCGGCCTGAGATGGGCCTGGGTGGCGGCCTCGCCAGCAACGGGCTCGGCGGGGGTGGCGGCGGCGGCGGGGCGGTCAGCACCGTCTTCGGGCGATCGGGCGCCGTCGTCTCCACCTCTGGCGACTACAGCGTCGCTCAGGTCACGGGTGCGGCGCCGCTGGCCTCTCCGACCTTCACTGGCACGGTGGTCCTGCCCAACACCAACTACTCTCCCCCCTCCGGCTACCTGATCCCCTCCACCTGGAAGGCGGAGACGTCGTCCCGCCTCCTGGTCGGGTCGACGGCGACCCTCGCGGCGCTGACGACCACCGACATCAGCTTCTTCGCGATCGAACTCCCCACGGGGATGACCCTCTCCAACATCGCCTTCCTGAGCGGGAGCACCGCGGCGGGAACCCCCCTCAACCAGTGGTTCTGCCTCTACGACCAGAACTACAACGCCCTGGCGGTCACGGCCGACAACACCACGACCGCCTGGGGCACCCAGACCCTCCGATCGCTCGCCATCGGGAACACCTACTCGGCCGGGTGGAACGTGGCGTCGTCGTTCACCACGACCTACACCGGCATCTACTACCTCGGGATCATGGTGAAGGCCACCACCGTCCCGACCCTGGTGGGCGGCTCAATCAACGGAACGGCGGCGGCGCTGACGCCGGTGACCGGCTTCACGGACACCGCGCACACCGGCCTCTCCGTCCCCACCGGCGCCCCCGCGCTCGCCACCGTGAGCGGCGTACTCGGCGTCTTCCCCTACGCCGTGGTCGGGTAGGAGGCGAGATGGCTCGACGCAAAGGCGGCATCCACATCAAAGCGAAGAATCGCGGCAAGTTCACCGCGTCGGCGAGCGCGGCCGGGCAGAGCGTTCAGGCCCACGCGCACTCGGTCATGAGCAACCCGAACGCCTCGGGGACGGAGAAGAAGCGCGCCAACTTCGCCATCCAGGCGAAGAGGTGGGCGAAGAAGAAGAGGCACTAGATGATCGACCCGGGTAGCCTACCCGGTCAGACCGCGTCCCTCGACTTCGGTGAACAGACGCAGTTCGACCAGGAGCGCAAGGCGGTCGAGAGCATGGGCTCGCCCACGGCCTCGCCAGCCCAGGCCGCCCAGCGCGCCGGTCAACCGGGCGCGGAGCCCGGCCAGCCCTCGGCGCCCCCTGCCGTCCAGCCTGCGGCCCCGCCGCCCCGCCAGCCGCTCCAGCAGGGCGACATGGCGCCGGGCGGCAAGGTCTTCTCCGACCACCAGTACGTCCCCAACCGGGGCTGGCGGCGCGAGCTGAAAATCATGGCCGCCCACCCGCTCGCGGGCCCCCTGCTCGGCGCGCTGGCGAAGAAGACCGCCGACGAGGAGGCGCAGTTCGGGAAGATGACGACGCCGGTGGCGCCGCCCAACATGCCGCAGCCCGGGAAGCCTCAGTGAACTTCGAGCGCGGCCAGATCGTCGAGATCGAGTGGGTCGACAGTTGCGGCAACGCCGGGTGGCAGTCCGAGAAGGACATCCTCGCCTGGTCGGGGGGTGATACCAAGAACACCCACCACACCATCGGCTACTTCGTGACGTCGAACGACAAGGTGGTCGTCGTGGTGCAGTCGTATGTCGACTACGAGTACGGACGGTCCGTGGACAACGCCATGAGCATCCCGCTGGTGGCCGTCCTCCGGGTGGGGTGTCTGCTGCAATGACCCTCGCTCCGTACCTGCCCACCACGTTGCCCTCCACCTCGGAGAACCTGCCAGCCGCGGACCCGGCCGGAGTCGAGGCCGCCGCGCAGCAGATCGCCTCGTCCTCGTACACCAGCTACGGGATGCTCCCCAACCCGCAGCTCGTCTACGAGGCCGCGCGCACCGGCGCCGCGGCTAGCGTCTCGGACCTGGCGCTGCTGGGCACCCCGCAGTATGCGAGCGAGCTGACCGGCTCTCCGGCGGGGCAGGCGGTGTCGTCGGCACCCTACCCGGCGACCACCGCGCAGACGCCCGCGCAGACCTCGTCGGTGGACACCTACACCGCCGCCGACAAGGCGCAGCAGAAGTCGCTGCTCTCGCAGAACTCGCAATGGCAGAGCTTCGGCGAGGTGCCGATCGCCAACGTCGGGTACATGCAGCAGATCGAGCAGTCGACCGACCCCAAAGAGATCAAGAAGTGGCAGACGCTTCTCTCGCAAAAGGGCTTCTACACGTCGGGCGGCAACCACATCACCGGCGCCTGGGACGCGACCAACGACACCGCCGCGCTCCAGGGCTTCATGATCGCGCGCTTCATGCCGGACGCCCTCTTCTCCAGCGATCCGACCACCACCCAGAACGCCTCGCTCTTCCTCTCGGGCCTCGGGGTCGACGTGCCGTCGATGCAACAGAACATGCGCGACCCGTCCATGCTCGCCTCGGTGGCGCAGCAATGGATGGCGGCGAGCGGCCCCGACACCACGCAGAGCACCAACCAGCTCCAGAGCTACGCCGACAAGTACGGGTACTCGGCGCTGCCGACCAGCTATCAGGCGATCGTGCGGCCCGACCCGCTCCAGACGATCCGCAACGGGCTCCTCAACATCCCCATCCTCAACCTGCTCAACAACGTCCCGCTCCTCTCCGGTGGCTACCACGCGGCCGTCAACCTGCTCACCGGCAACCTCGACCTGGCGCACATCATGGACGATCCGCGCGCCGACGAGGAGCAGACCATCAAGACCCAGATGAAGCAGGTCGACAACCTCTCGTCGACCGATATCCAGAACATGACCCCGCTGCTCAACCAGATCGCCGACGACAGCGGCTTCATGGGCTTCATGAACGGCTGGGACCACACCCGCAACTCGTTCCTTCTGGAGATCGGCTCGACGCTCTTCACGGGCGTCACCAAGGGCAAGTGGCAAAACCCCTTCGACCCGACTTCGGCCGCGAACCTCTGGGCGCAGGCCCACGCCGACAACATGGCGAGCGCCCTCTTCGGTGACGGCTGGGCGCAGGCCAACCCCACCCTCGCCGGGATGATGAACTTCGTGATCAACACCGCTGACGACCCCACCAGCTATCTCGGCCTGTTGGGCAAACTGAGCTTCGTGCAGCTCGGCATGAACGAGGCGACCGCCGCGAAGATACTCGATGCGCCGGAGAAGCCCATGTTTGGAATCCCGTCGAAGACGGCAGGCGCGCTGAAGGGCCAGCCGGTCGGTCCGATGCTCGGGCTCCGCAACGTCATGGGGCTGATCAAGGACCCCAGCGCCCGCGCCGCCTGGGGAAGCCTCTCCGCCGAGGGCATCCGCAGCCAGCTCGCCCAGGGCTGGCTCAACACCGCCCGCGCGGCCTACGCCTCCAAGAAACTGAGCACCGTCGACATCGCCCAGGGCTTCGACATTCCCCACGTCGGCGCGACGTCGGTGGGGAAGTGGCAGCTCGTCCAGCAGATTCTCGCGGAGCCCGACCCGCAAAAGGCGTTCGACCTCTACATGAACGGCAACGCCGAGACCAAGGGCTTCGGCCCCTACGTCATGTCAGGTCGCGGCATCTACAACACCCACGCCCACTGGACCGCGGTCGCAAAGGCGGCGTCGAGTGGCAAGCTCAACCGGATGCGAACCATCGGGGGCATCCCCGAGGTGGGCGCCTTCAACCTCATCACCGACCCCGTGAAGGCGGGGATGCAGTTCAAGGACCTGGCGCTGGTCGCCGGGATGTCGCCCGCCGAGTACGGCGAGGCCATCGACAAGTTCATGGAGGCCGCGACCGGCGGCTCGAAGAGGATCGGCGAGGCGGTGGACGCCGCCAAGGACCTCCAGGACGCGATTCTGAAGGCGTACACCGAGAAGACGGGCGTGTCCATCGACACGCTGGATGAGGTGAAGAACAACCGCGTGAAGGCGAGCACCTTCTCGCGCACGGTGACGCCGACCAAGGACACCACCCTTCACGCCCCCGATCCCGCGCTCGGCAAGGGCGAGGAGAACGCCGGGAAGGAGATGTCGACGACGATCAGATCGGGAGGTTCGCCCCAGCAGCGAGTGATGGCGCAGCAGGTCCTCGACGACCTGAACCGGCAGCTCACACTGGCGAAGTCGGACCCTGACGCGCCGCCAGAGATGATCAGCACCCTCAACGACCAGATCGCGGCGGTCTCGAAGCCGACGCCGATGCTGACCACCCAGCTCGCCGACCTCTACGCCTTCCCGTACACGCCCTACGAGATGGTGGTCGCCAAGAGCAAGGCGCTCCGCTCCTCGGAGAAGGTGCAGGCCGCGCTCCACGCCGACGCGGTCATGTCGCTCTGGAAGCGGTGGACCATCGGCCGCATCTCGTCGTCCTTCCGCATCACCCTCGGAGACGACACGATCCGCCCGGTGGTGCAGTTGATGGCGAACGGCAGCCCGATCACGGGCCTTCGCCTGTTGGGCGGGTCGATCCTGCGGAGCGCGGGCATCATCGACCCGCTGGGAAAGGTCGAGGGCAAGGTGGGGCGGGCGCTGGGCGCTTCGGGCGACTACAAGGGTTGGCGCGCTTCGATCATGGCGAGGACGGAGAAGATTCTCAACACCGCCGAGACCAAGCGGCTGATGCAGGACTACAGCCAGTACCTCAACGAATACATGCCTCACGCCTTCCAGCCCTACTTCCCGGACGACGTGGGCTACGCCACCGCCCTGCACCACGTCATCACCAACCTGCTGATCCCGGACCCGCTGGTGAAGGAGTGGATGAAGAGCCGCGAGGCGCTCCCCGAGATGGTGAGCGGTGTGGGGGGCGAGCTGGACGAGACTGCCAAGCTTGCCAACTCGCGCAGGGCGCTCGAAGAATTCGTGCGATCGAGCGACGACCCCAAGGTGAAGGAGTGGCTGAACGCGCAGGGTGGCGACACCGACGAGGCTCACCTCCAGGCGGTCCTCAACCGCTGGCATAGCTTCGCGACCGGCATGTTCAAGAACTCGGCCATCCGCAAGATGGTCCACACGGGCTCGGCCGACATCAAGGATGTCGCCGCGTTGGTGAAGCGCGAAGGAAATATGATCGGGTCCGGGCTGCCGACCATCTCGGCTCGGACCCTGAACGCCTACTCCAAGATGGTCCTGAAGGGCGATCTGGTGAAGTTCCCGGACCTCGTCTTCAGCGAGATCACCAAGCCGATGATCGACAGCGCCAGGGCCAACGGGCTGATGGCGGTCAAGGGCATGTACGAGGACAGCCTCCGCAACTACTACAAGGGCACCATTGACGAGCAGAGCGGCGCAGCCTTCGAGAAGATGGTCGACCAGGAATCGACCTCGCAGGCCGTCAACTGGATGCTCAACAACACCTACCAGGGGTCGCGCTCGGTGGTGGGTGGCGCGCTGCGGAACGTGATGCCCTTCTATGGCGCCACCGCCAACCTGGACCGCTTCATCTGGCGTCAGATGATGAACCACCCCTACGTCGGCGTCGCCGCCGTGCGCGCCATGAACGCGAGCCAGGAGGCCCAGGTCAACACCACCGCACCCGCGATGAGCGGCGGCAGCGGCTTCATGGCGATGCTGGGCTTCGGCGGCGGCGAGGGGCTCACCTTCAATCCGCTCAACGCCTTCTTCCTGACCGCGGACGGGCTCGGCAGCGTGATCCCGGGCACCGGCCCCGTGTTCAGCCCGATGTGGTCGGCGATCAGCGGCATCAACCCCGGCATGGCCCAACTCCTCTCCACCATCCCCGGCATCAGCAACGAGATCGACTGGAGCACCGGCCAGGCGTCGCCGATGTTCCCGTGGCTCTCCGATCTGCTCCAGGGCGGCGCGATGGCCGCCTTCGGGACCGGCAACGCGGTGACCGACACCCTGGAGAACATCCCGGGTATCGGCGAGGGGGCCGACAAGACCAACGAACTGATCAGCGCGAAGGTCCAGCAATGGGATCGCGACAAGCGCGGCTCCGGGATCGACGGCGCGGTGACGCAGGCTGACCAGCAGGCCATCGCTCGCGACGTCGGCCTCGACCTCGCCACCCAGGGCGCCGCTCAGTTCGTGGCGCCGGTGTCGCCCGAGGTCAAGGACGTCGCGGGCGAGAACATCAACACCGCGATGAGCAACTACAACGCCGCGACCACCGACGTCCAGAAGGACGCGCTGATCACGCAGGCGCTCGGCGTGAGCGAGCAGGAGTGGCAGGCCGCGATCACCCAGGCGCCGGGCGCGAAGACGGTGGCGCAGCTCGTCGCCAAGGCCCCCGACCAGGCGGGCGCGATGATGGCCTACCAGGACAGCCGGGTCTCCGAGGACCAGCGCGACGAAATCCAGGCGGTCGCTCCGTGGGTGGTGTCGTCCAGCGCGGGCAAGTACCAATACACCAGCTCGCAGACGGTCACCAGCCTCTCACAGTGGGACCTGATGAGAAGCATGGGCAACGTCGAGACGCTCCAGCCTTTCGGCGACCAGAACAGTTTTGTGGCGAAGGTGACGGACGAGCGCCAGGTCAACGACGCCTGGTTGCAGTACGACCAGTTGAAGAACCTGGAATACGCGACCATGCAGCAGAACGGATGGAGCACCTCGTCGCCGCAATACACCATCTGGAACGAGACCTACATGCAGCCCGCCCTGGTCCAGATGGAGCAGCAGTACCCGGCGTGGGGGCATAAGTTCGCGCAGGGTGGTGGCGGCACGTCGGCCGCGGACCTCTCCTCGACCACCGCCCCGCTGCGGACGCTCCAGACCTGGGAGGTCATCCCGCAGCACTCCGACTACGAGACCGCGACCACGGTGCTGTGGCGCAACGCCATCGCGGCCCAGCAGCAGGCGGCGTCGATGATCTACGAGTTGCAGCAGACCGGCGGCTCCACCACCGAGACGCAGATGATCATGACGCAGCTCAACACCACGCTCCAGAACCTCGCCTCACAGGACCCCACCTTCGCCGAGCAGCTCTCGGGCTACACGTTCGGGAAGTGGCAGGACGTGGTCAACCTGGAGGCTGACGAGCAGCTCGCCAACTTCTACACGGCGGCGGGCCAGTAATGACCAGCGCGCCCTACGCTCCAGCGTCTCTCCAGTCCTGGTTCGAGGCCGCCGTCGCGAAGCTCTCCGCCCCCGATCGGCAGGCGCTCACGTCTCAGTGGAACCAGCTCACCACCCAGCAGCAGACCCAGGTGGCGGGTAGTTTCGCCTATGGTGCCAGGGCGCCCAACCTCTCGACGTTGCAGACGGCGATCCAGGGCGCGACGAGCAGCGGGACTTCCGCGTATGCACCGCAGGCCGTGAAGCCAGCGGCGACCTCCGCGCCCACTTCGCCGCCCGCCGCGGTGGAGAAGCCACCGACAGATTCGGGCGCGGCGACCCCGGCGTCGGCTACCACCGGAACCCCGGAGGCTGGCACCCCGGCAGCGAGCCAGCTCCTCTCGCAATACTTCACCACCCCCGCAGAGCAGGGGGCTCCCGGTGGCAGCCCGCAGGGCATCGCCGAGATGTCGGGCCTCGACTACAACTCCGCCCACACTCAGTACCAGGCATACGTCGCGAACTTCGCCGCCGCCCAGGCTCGCCTCAACGCCACCTCGACGGGCGCGAGGCCGACTGCGCCGCCGACGAAGCCCATGACCGAGACGCAGTTCATCCAGGGGCTCGCGCAGGCGAGTTACGGGATATGGGCTCCGGCGATCGACATGCTCTCGTACACCTTCCAGCAGCAGACGGGCCAGGCAATGCCGCCCGCGCTGGCCCAGCAGATCACGGCGGGGTTCAAGGCCCTGGACCCCAACTCGCAGCAGCAGGTCCAGCTCTACATGCTCTCGGCGATCCAGTCCATAGAGAACGCCAACAAGACTGCCTCGGGTAAGGGCGGGCAGACGACCGAGGACAACCTCACTCTCAACATCTCGCCCTTCCTCCAGCAGCTCTCCACCTACGCCCCGACCATCTACTCGACATCGAGCGGCGGGGCCCCGGGCAACATGGAGAGCGCGGGGGCGAACAGCATCATCGGCGCGTACATGACGGCCAACCCGATCGCGAGCCAGGAGGCCGCCGCGGAGAAGGGGAAGGAGGAGTTGCAGGCCACCGACCTGCTCACTCAGTACGGCGTCCCGGATACGGCCGCCAACATCGCCAGCCTCTCCACGGGCGCGAACTATGCCAACGTGACGGGGATGATCACCACCCTCCAGAACGCAGGCTACCCGATCACCTCCGCGATCGTCGCCTCGCTGGTCGCGAATGGCGGCGACCCCAACGGGGCGTCCAACATCCCGGGCATGACCTGGGAACAGGAGACGACCGCGATCACCAACATGACCTCGCTCTGGAAGGAATACTTCGGCAAGCCGCCGACCACCCAGCAGATTCAGTCGATGGGCGGCTGGACCGCGGACGAGCTGAACACCTACGTCATGAACTCGCCGTCGAGCGTGGCCGGGGTCACCAACCAGCAATACAAGGACTACGTCAGCGCCTTCAACGACGACAACATCAACTCGACCCACATCTTCAGCTCCGGCATCGACGAGGCGCTGATCAAGGACTTCCACGACGCGGTGGTCACCCCGACCACGGTGACGGTCGGCGGCAAGAGCGCGCCCAACGTCTCGCCCACTCCGCCGACGACGGCGAACGCGGCGACCACCCCGGCGGCGGCCTGAGATGGCACTCACGCGCGAGCAGAAGGCGAAGGGCAAGGCGTTCTTCGACGCCCTCCCCGGGAAGCGCGGCACCGACATCCCCGCCGAGGACTACGACGTCATGTACGCGACCGCCAACGGGATCACGCTTCCGGTGTGGGGGCGGCCGGTCTCGCCCGCGCAACTCCAGGCGATGTACGACCAGGGGCTCACCACCCCCGAGAGCATCCACGCCGCCTTCGGGAAGCTGCCTCACCCTCACGCGCCCAACGTGACGCTCGGCGAGTACCAGGACTATGCTAAGGCGCACCAAACGTACCAGGAGCACAAGAGGTAGTGGCCGCCCCCGCCGTCAGCAGCGAAGACCTGGTCGCGATTGCCCAGAGCTACTCGATCCCGCCCGCGATCCTCCAGGGCCTCATGTCCGCGGAGGGCTCGGCGTCCGCGTTCGGGCTGCCGACGGCGACGCTCGCGGCCTACAACCTGACCGCGGCGCAGGCGGCAGCGAACCCGCTGCTGGCGCTGGAGACGGCGGCCCGATCGCTCTCGCAGTCCTTCAACGAGTACGGCTCCTGGGACCAGACCCTCAGCGCCTACCTGACCGGCGACCCCCACGCCTACCAGTCCCCCACCAGCTCGATTGGCGGCCAGGTCTACTCGATCCTGGGCGCGGCGGCCGTCAACCCCACGCTGGGCCTGAGCGGCTATCACCCCGCGAGCGTCAACGACTTCATCGGCGGGTCTGACGCCTTCCTGCACGAGCTTCAGACCATGTCCACCTCGGGCGGCGTGGTGTCGCCGCAGGTCGAGGCCAACTACCGCAGCGTCAGCTCGACGGTGGCCTTCACCTCGCTGCCGGGCAGCACCGCCGTCGCCTCCAACCCCACGGTCGCGGCGGCGATGCAGGCGGTCCTCACCGCGGCGGGCATCCCGGTCACCGCCGCCAACGTGGCGCTGCTCTCGACGATGGCCCGCGGCGAAGGGATGCCGCTCGGGGACTTCAACTGGCTGGCGACCACCAGCGGGCAGGGCACCGACATCAACAGCGTCGGGGTCAAGGCGTTCAGCAGCTCGCAGGCGGGCGTCCAGGCCACCGCCCAGACCCTTCTCAACGGCAACTACAGCCAGATGGTGAAGCTCATGCAGAGCGGCGCCAGCCTGAGCCAGATGGCCCAGGACCCGGGCGTCCAGGCCAACCTCCGCACCTGGCAGGGCGGCTCCGACGAGGACGTCAACCTGCTGCTCGGCGAGCAGAACGTCCCCGGTACTCCGATCGCTGCGACGACGCAGGCCCCGGTCACGGCCGCGGCGGCCACGCAGAGCACGGGAGCGGGCCCGACGCCGAAGACCCCGCCGACGCCGCCCGCACAGGTCGGCACCTTCGCCGCCCAGCTCCAGGCCGCGGGCATCTCGCCGCAGGCTTTCAGCCAGTGGTTTCCGGTGGTCGCCCAGGAGCGGCGCCGCCTGCTCGCCTCCAAGGGCACGTCGGTCTCCGACTTCGTCACCACTTACCAGCAGCTCCAGGCCACCGGGCAGCCGATCTCGGAGACCTCCATCTCCAATCTGCTCTCCTCGCAGCCGCACCCGACCTTCCCCAACGTCTCGATCGCGAACTTCAACAAGGCCCAATCGCTTGCGACGCTCCACTCGATGCTCCACACTAACCAAGTGCCGACGGCCTCCGAGACCGCGATGCTCGCGTCGTCCGGCGCCGGGTGGAAGGAGATGAGCGACTACTACCAGACCAAGAAGGCGTGGCTGAACCAGGCCCAGACGGCGCAGCCCGCCCAGCGGGCGGCTCCGGCAGGCGGCTCGAACATCCTGCCGATGCCCAAGCCGAAGGCGCCGACCGCGCCCGCCCCGGCAGCCCCGGCCGCCCCCGTCTCGCGCGGCGTCCGTGACAAGCTCTTGGCGATGCGCTGATGCCAGTTGCAGGCGGCGGGTCGAACAGCCAGGACCCGGTCAAGCCGCCCACCCCAGCAACGCCGACGCCGACGCCGACGCCCACCCCAGCAGCAGCGACGCCCACCCCACCGGCAGCGACGCCGCCTGCACCGACGCTAACCACCGACCCGACCGACGCCTCCACGGTCTCGAACGCCCTCAGCTCCCAGGGGCTCGACCAGGCACTCGCGCCCGAGGTCACGGCGCTCATGGCCGAGGGCGTCCCCGCCTCCAGCGAGGGCGCCACCTTCGTCGCCGAGGAGCAGTCGGCCTACGAGGCTCAGGGCGGCGCGCAGAGCGGCAACCCGTTCGCGGGCTGGTCGCTGCCGCCGCAATACGCCGGTGACTTCTGGCAGCTCTACAGCCAGGCGCAGACATTCGCCGCCAACACCGGCTGGAAGTACCTGCTCACCCCGCAGCAGTTGAACCAGGGCCTCGCGGCGGGGATGGCCGACGCCAGCTCGGAGACCCTCTTCGCCTGGATGGCCCAGGTGACCGGCGTCGACACCACGGCCCAGCCCTGGGCGCTCACCGGCCTCAATGCCACCCAATACTCACAGGCGGCCAACGCCCTCAACGACACCGTCTTCGAGCTGACCGGCAAGGATGATTGGGCGTCGGCGGGCCTCGACCAGTCGCAGCTCGCCACCGCGATCACCCAGGGCTGGTCGGCGGGCCAGATCACCGACTACATCCAGAAGAACCCGGCGCTCAACTCGCAATACGGCTACCTGCAATACGGGATGACCTCGTACAACCAGTTCCAGAATTACCAGCTCACCAACAAGCAGGCGCTCTCGGAGCGGTACGGCAACAGCTTCACCTCGCAGCAGGCCATCCAGAACCTCGCCAGCCCGCTCTCGACCTTCAAGGCGTCGGGCGGGGCGTTCGGTCAGTTCCAGCCCTACGTCCAGTCGCCGACCACGATGCCCACTGGTAATCAGTCACGCGTGAGGTAGACTGAGGCAATGGCAGGACGATTCCTCTGGCGCGGCAGGGCGACCGGCGGGCGCTATGAGTTCGACCAGTACCGCATCCCCGCGGCGCTCCTGAGCGCCAACGGCACCCCGGTCAACGGCACCTACAACGGGGAGACCTGCATCTTCGCCAACGACGACGGCGCGGTGCCCCACGACCTGAAGACGGGCCCGCCCGCGGGGACGACCGGCCTGGGAATCTACGACGCCTACGTCGCCTTCTCGACGTGGTCGGAGACATTGAGCTAGGAGACGCGAGTGAGCAAGTTCTTCTCGATCCCCGGCCTGCCGCCCTTCCGCAGCCGCGGCCGGGCGCTCCCCTCGATGGACGAGAACCCGAACCTGAAGGGGTGGCTGGACAGCCGCTCCCCGACCTCGCATGGCACCCTGGGGCTTGACCCCGGGATGCACGTCGACCTCGACCTCCACGGCGAGCACCGTGACGCCGTCGTGGTCCGCGAGGAGGGGAACATGAAGACCGGCGAGGCGTCGGTCATCGTCAAGTCCAAGGGGTCGCTCGGCCGCGACCAGCACCACGAGATCAAGTTCGTCCCCGACACCGCCCGGACGATGATCCAGAAAGACCACCCCAAGCGAGTGAGGAGCTGACCATGTCGCTCGACATCAACGACCTGCCCGGGTACGGCCCGGCCTACGCGAAATTCCTGGCCGACAAAGGCGCGGCCGAGGCCAGCCACGATCAGGTGGCCGGGCTCCAGGCCGAGGTCGAATGGAACCGCAAGGTCTCCGCCTTCCAGCAGGAGAAGTACGCCACCGTCGAGGGCGCGCGGAAGCTGGCCGAGGCCCGCACCGCGACCGCCACGAAGTTCCCGGGCGTGAATCCCGAGCTGTACGCCCACGTCCAGGACCCCGCCGAGGTCGAGAAGTTCGCCGCCACGGTGCAGGCGTCCATCGACCAGGCCAAGGGCGGAGTGCCGGGGAGCGAATCGTGGGGGCAGGCCCCGCCGCCGCCCTCCGGGCAGGCCGCCCAGGTCCCCTCCCAGACGGTCGAGGGGCGCATGGAGGAGCTGCGGCCCCTGCTCGACAAGGGCGTCAAGGCCCGACGCGAGAACGCCGAGTTCCGCAGGCTGGCCCTGTCGGGGCGCAACGTCCCAGACCGTAGCGGCCAGGAGGTGTTCCACCCCGGAATCCTCGATCTGGTCATCGGCAACGCGAGCGAGAAGGCCGGGGTCAACCTCGAAACCGGCGAGACCCTGATGGGAGGTAGGCGATGACATCGGCGTGGGACGCACTGGCAGGCGCACCGGAGCAAGCGCCCGAAACACCCCAACCGGAAGCTCCAGTCGAGGCGCCCGCTGCGGTCGCGTCAGACCCCTCGCCGTCCAGCGGCTCTGAGAGCCTCGCGGTGACGGTCGCGAGTGTCCCAGCACCTCCGGTCGAGGAGGCTCCCCCCGTGCCGGAGCCCGATCCGCCGCCGCCACCGGACACCCGCCAGCGGTGGGTCTGCGTCGACCCGGAAGGCCCGCGCCACAAGGTCCGGGTGGGCGGGGACCTCGTCCAATGCCCGCCCTTCCACTCCGACGACCACGCGATGCACCCGCCCGAGCTGGTGAGGTGCCCAAGCTGCGGGTCGATCTCCGTACGCAGGGCGCTCCCGGGGGAGTAGTCTTCAGGGTGGGCCTGCCGGGAGGGACGGCTTCACATCTCGACCCCCGGCGGGTCCACCCTTTTCGATCGTGGGACTTGACGCAAGCGGCTCGTATGCCGTATAAGGTCCTTGGAACCCCGGCTCACTACGAAGGGGCCGCCACCACACACTGACCCACTCGGGCGGTCACCGTGGCAGGCGCGTCGCCCGTGAAGGGAGCGGTGGTCAGCAGTTGACCCACCCCCTCCACGGAGACCACAAATGGCAACCCCAACCGGAATCGGCACCGGGTCGGTGACCCTGGGAGCCCCAGGCACGATCCGCCAGGACATCTCGGACTATCTCGCCGCGGTCCTGAAGCTGGCCGACAACTTCATGGCGACCCTCCCCGTGGGACCGGAGTTCGCGAACACCATCTGCCAGTGGGACGAGGACCGTCTCAACAACGACTACGTCTCCGACACGCAGTCGGGCGGCCTCCCCAGCCAGGCGGCCGGGGCGACCGGCCAGCTCGTCCTGAGCAACGCCGACATCTCGATCCTCCGCACCGGCGCCCAGCTCGTCGACGTCAGCGCCACCACGGGCGGCCTGGGTGGAGGCGAGATGCTGTACGTCAGCGGCGTTTCCACCCCGCAGGGTGTGGCGACCGTGACCCGTGGATGGTCGGGGACGACCCCCTCCGCCCACGCGCAGGGAGCGGTCTACTCGATCATCGGCATCCCGACCATCGAATACTCGGGCCTCGGGCCCGACACCTCCCGGGCCCGCATCCCCAAGCTGAACTACGTCGAGCGCCAGGAACTCAACGTGGCGCTGTCGATGGAGGTCATCCAGCGCTCCCGGGCCGGGTACACCCCCGGCATCCGCGACGAGCTGGAGTACCAGTTCCACCGCCGGACGGAGGAGCTGCTCCGGCTCTGGAACAAGACCTTCATCTACGGGCGGCCCTACGCGGGCTCCAACGGCTCCCCGCTGGTGTCCGGTGGTGACTTCTCCTCGCTGGCGGGCGTCTACGCCTGGCTGGACGGGACCTGGAACACCACCATCAACGCCTCCTCGACCACGACCTACAACTGGAACACCCAGGGGTGGGGCGCCGGTCAGGTGGACGCGGCCGTCAACTTCGCCAACCTGTTCGTGCAGCGCCAGGGCGCGATGCCGGACACGGCGCTGTGGGGCTTCAACACCGCGCAGGCGGCGTCGCGGCTCTACCGCGACCTCATCCGCATCGAGCAGTCGGAGAACGAGCGCGGCTTCGTGGTCGACCACATGATCACCCCGCTCGGCAACCGCATCCAGTTCGTGCTGGACGGCAAGGTCGACGACGCGCCGGGCATCGCGACGCTCTTCCTGCTGGACGTGGACCGCATCCGCATCCGGCCCTTCTACGGTGGCTGGTTCTACGCCTTCACGGCGCCGACCCTGAACGACGGTGACGCCTTCCGGGCGCTCTCGAAGTGCTCGCTGGAGATGCGGAACACCGCCAACGACAGCGGCCAGGCGCACGTCATGGTCACCAACGGAACGATGGGCTAAGGGCCGTGAACAAGCTCGAAGCGGCAATCGCGGTCACCGGACCGGACGGCAACTCCGCCTGGTACGACGGTGGAGACGGCTTCACCTGGCAGTCCACCATCACGGCCGCAACCGGGGCGCAATACTTCCCGGCCTCGACCATCACCCCAGCGGACACGCAGCTTTCCGGTGGGATCGCGGTCACCGACACGCTCGTCTCCACCGGCGGCGCCTCGGGGGGCTACGTCCCGTGCCAGCAGCTAAAGGGTGCCTGGATCGTCCAGGTGGCCCTGCTCGCGGCCCAGGTGACGTTGATCCTGGGCATCCGCATCGTCCGCTCCATCGACAAGCTGGGCGCCCAGATCACGGCGGCCGGGGGTGCGCTCGTCTCGATCCCGCTCTCGGCGCCGCTCTCGACCTCGCTGGTCAGCGGGCAGACCTTCGTGCTCGTCAACGCGGCGGGCACGGCCCAGACCTGGACCACCTCGGCGGCGGTGCCTGCGGGCTCGCTCGCCATCCCGGTCAACTCGCAGACCCCGAGCGCGACCTACGTCGCCGGAACCCCGGCCGTCTACACGGTCGGCAACAACATCGTCTTCGGATGGGTCGGCAACGGCACGGTCGGCACTCCGGTCTTCCCCGCGGGGCAGGCCGTCGCGCTGCCCGCCTTCACCGCCAACCCCGCCGTCGTGACCCCCGGAGCTGCCGGGAGCTACGTCAACCTCTTCACCTACGATTCGATCCAGGTGGAGTTCGCAACCAGCAGCTCGACCGTCTCGGTCACGGTCGGCTCCATCCAGACCGCCATCGCCTAGAGAGGACGAAATGCCCAGCACACTCGACGCAAGAACCCTCGCGGGCGACTCGGCATGGCCCCAGGTCGATGTCGGCATCTTCGCCGGTTTCATCTCGGGCAACTTCGATCAGGTCGGGCCGACCCTCAACCTGACCGCGACCGCGGGCGCCGCGGCGGGCACCACGCCGCCTGCGCCCGTGATCCTGGGCGGGTCCAACCCCTTCCGGGGCAGCCTGACCTTCGGGACCGGCTCCGCGACCCCCTCCGGTGGGCTTGTGCTCACCGTGCTCTTCCCCTACGCGCTGACCCTGACCGTCTCGCCGGTCACGACCAACGCGCAGCTCTTCATCTGGCTCCAGGCGATCACCCAGGCGACCGCTGCCTTCCCGTTCGCCGCCATCTTCACGACGTCGGGCAAGACCGTGACCGGCTTCACCATCAACACCACGGGCACCCTGACCGCCTCGCAGGCCAACACGGTCTTCGGGCTCAACTGGCTCTGCATCGGATAACGGAGGAAGATCACATGGCTCGTGGTAAGGGCGGCATCATCACCAAGGGCGAGCGGGGCGTCCCCGTCGCGCAGCGGTTCAACTCCGCAGAGGAGATCGCCGGGCGCACAGAGACGACCAAGCAGTCGGCTCCGACCAGCTTCTCCCAGATCGGCCCGGAGGACAGCGGCAAGTCGCACTACTCCGACTCGAAGTCGGCAGAGCTGATCACCAGCTCGGGCAACAAGTTCTCGGACTTCACCCCGTAGCGCGATGAGCGTCATGCCGCCGACCACCGACACGGGCTCCGGCCTCCCCGGCGGAGGCCCCGGCCTCGGCGCAATGGGCGGCCTGGGCGGCGGAGGGATGCCCCCGATGCCGCCCCCGCCCCCGCCGAAGCGCAAGCGCGTCGCGAAGAAGGGGAAGGGCCGCAAGGCGACGGCGCGTCGGCGCCGCAAGTAGATGCCCGCTGTCTACCCCAACCTGCCCGGCTCGGTGGGGTCGCCCACCCTTACGCGCTCACCGGGCGTCCCGAACGTGATCGGGGGGCAGGTCGGGATGGTCGGGCCCAACCAACCAGCACCCATCACCCCGGCGCCCTCTCAGCAGAAGAAGCGCCGCCGTCGGAGGCGTCACTGATGGCCAAGGCCAACATCCACCTGAAGCTCCCGTTCCGACGCACCGCGGCGACCTACCCGATGTGCGCCAACGAGATGCCCGTCAACCGCGGAGCGCCTTCCCAGACCATCCACGACGACGGCGGGGTCAAGCCCAACACGATCGCCCAGAGCGGCGGCCGGTCGGGCTTCACCGTGAAGGCGACCCCGTGGTCCAACCCCGAGACCTGGGCGCAGTCGGAGCCCCAGGGGCCGGTCGACTGGTAGCCGATGGTCGTCGCAGCTCAGGAGGTCCAGACGTGGTTCGATCCGCCGCTCCAGCCCTACCTCTCGCCGAGGTCGGTCAACTGGTGGGCGGCTGTCGTGGACCCCGTCACGAAGCTCCCCTTGGCGCTGCCGTCGGGGGGGAGCATCGTCTTCCGGTGGAGACAACCCGGCGGCAGCTTCACGTCGGTCACCTCGGCCACGATCTCGACCGGCATCTACGAGTGCCTGTTCCAGATCACGCCCGCGATGGTGGGGAAGCTGATCCTCAACGTGGCGGTCCTCGACAGCTCCAGCAACACAGTCGGCCAGAACACGGCCATCCTGGTCGTGTATCCGGCGTCGTAAACTTCGGTCATCTACCGGCCCGGCGGGTTTCGAACCCCGCGGGTGAGAGCGCCGCTTCGGCGGGATGGCTCCCCACAACTGGCGGGTCGGGTTGGAGGAAAGTCCATGCGGCAGCGCAGGGGCGGAAAGCGGCGCAAGGGGCGCCGGTAAGCGTCGGGCGGGGGCGGTCACACCGCCCTCGCCCTTCGTCACGAGGAGACGACGGTGCCACTGAGTAACTACCTGGAGGCCAAGGTCCTCAACGCGATCTTCGGCAACACCGCGTTGCCGACGTGGTCGACGATCTACGCCTTCCTCTCCACGGCCGCCATCAACGGCTCGCAGACGGACGCCTCCATCCTCGCCGGGGAGCCCACCTCGACGGGCTCCTACGCCCGGCCCGCGGTGACCAACAACTCGACCAACTTCCCGACCGCGACCGGCGTCCTCCCCGCCAGCGTGAGCTGGGCGACCGGCGTCAGCTTCGCCACCTCGACGGCGGCCTGGTCCACCGGGTCCACGCCGCTGCTCTCGGCCGGGTTTGCGGACGCCTCGACCCTCGGTGGCGGCCACATCCTCTGGTACGGCTCGCTGACCCCCTCGACCATCGCTGTCAACGCGAGCGGCATCGTGATCGGTGTTGCCGCCAACGGCTTCACCTTCTCGCTGCTGTAGGGCACCGCAATGGGCGGTACGCCTATCCACATCCAGACCGGGACGCTGGCGTCCATGGCCTCCGGGGGCGGGAACGCGACCGCGACCGATCTGGTCAACACCCTCAACTACGGCATCCAGGCGATCGGGATGCGAAGCGTGGAGCTGCCCGGCGACCAGCTTGGGTATTGGGGCCTCGGCATCGCCAACTACCAATGGGCCAACTTCGCCACGGCGCTCGCCGCCAACGACCCGGTGGGGACCGGCAAGCGAGCGATCGGCCTCTACGACCGGCACGGGTACAGCACCGCCCTCGCGAGCGGCCTGGGTGGCTACCTCCAGGGCTTCGTCGAGCAGGTCAACTGGTCGGACCTCCAGGCGACCAACGGAGGGGCGCTCAACACCTCGCAGATCGACACCGCGATCTCCAACGCCATCTCGGCGGGCTACGGCTGGAACATCATCGTCCGGGTCATGCTGGGGGAGAGCGCCCCCGCGTGGGCAATGACCCTGGACGGCCCCGCGATCACCAACAGCGCGTCGACGCCGGTCGGGCGGTGGTGGACGGCCAACTACACGGCGGCCGTCGCCAACCTCTTCCAGCAGCTCCAGGCCAAGTACGACGACCCGGGCAACCTCATCGTCCAGGTCGAGCTGGGGCAGACCATGACCGCCTACTGTGAGCCGCTGATGAAGGTGGACTACTGGAACGACACCTCGGCCACCTACACCAAGGTCATCAACGCGGGATGGACCGAGGCAAAAGAGATCGCCGCCCAGCAGGGCGATCAGACGATGGGGGCGAGCACCTTCGTCTACACGCCCTGCGCGATGTCCTTCAACCCCACCCAGCTCTTCGTCTCCGGCGGCCCTCCCGGGCAGACCAGCACCACCGACATGTCGACTGTGATCAATAGCATGGTCACGAACTTCAGCGTGGGCCTGGGGGTGCTGGAGAACAACTCGCTGCGAGCCAATGGCTCGACCTGGACCGTGGGCGGCTACAACACCCTGAACGACGCCCACGGCTCGACCTACACCACCATGTACCGGCTGATGGGCAGCCTCGGCATCTTGGCCCTGGGGCCGGACGTGGTCACCCACGACGTCAGCCTCGCCAACCAGTCCACCAGCAGTCAGACGCTCGCCATCTCCACGGGGACGCCGTCCTACTACAGCGTGTCGGTCCACGACACCAGCCGCTCCAGCGAGGCGCTCGCGCAGCCCCTCGTCGCCGTCGAGTACGCGAGCCTCGCCGACGAATCGACGTCGCAGGAGCAGTTCGGCTTCGGCTTCCGCGGCGAGTTCATCGCCGACCCGGGCCCGGCCGCGCTAGGATCGCTCCAGGACTTCATCATCGGGGTGCCAAGGCCATGAGTGGACCGTGGGGGCCAGAGAGCGGGCGCGACGATCAGGGGTGGCTGAAGCGGCTGCGCGAGCTGGTCGACGACCACCCCAAGCGGGCGGTCGAGCAGTTTTCCATGAACGGCATCGCGACCGAGGCGAAATGCACTCAGGTCAAGATCAACGACGACGATCAGCTCGTCGTGACCTCCAACGGGTTCACGGTGCCGATCGTCTACGACCCCGACGAGGTCAGCGCGGGCAACGTCTACGTCGACTGCAATACCGGCTGGCTGCTTTTCGGCACCGCCCCGCCGGTCGGCCAGGCCAACGTGATCGTCTACAAGCGGCAGGTCCGCTGGCGCGATTCCAACATGCTCCAGGCCCTCTACGGCGGCCTGCTCTTCCTGTACCCCTACCGCTTCCGGGAGGCTCAGGACACCTCGATCACGCTCCAAACGATGCAATGGGACTACACGCTGCCCAGCGACTTCAATATCCCGGACATCTACATCCGGTCGATAATGGTCCGTGAGGTCCCCAGCTCGACCAACCGCTTTCGGCCGCTGACCGGCTGGACCCGGGAGCGCACCACGCTCACCATCGCTCGCTCCCAGATGTTCACGCCGGGCTCGACCGTCGAGGTCAACTACACGGCGCCCTACCGCTCGCTCTCGGACGTCGACGACGTCGCCGCGGACGTGGTGCTCTGGTACGCCGCCGCCCAGCTCCAGGGCTTCGGGGAGACCCCACGCACCCGCATGGCCTCCCAGACCGTCCAGGCCGACCAGAACGCGCAGCCGCCGGGGTTCGCCCAGCAGACGGCGGCCTGGTACATGAGCCGGGCGACCCAGATCAGGAACGACCTCCAGCGCGCGATCCCGTGGTCGCGGCCCAAGAGCACACTGGACGTCTGATGTTCACGCCGCCGCAGAGCCTCGACGACATCCCGTCGGTCGAGGCCATGATCAAGTCGATGGACCGCACCGTGGCGGGGCTGGAGGACTTCAAGCACCGCCTCGCGGTGACGCTGCGCGACCACATGGTTGCCGCCGTCATGGACCGCGACTGGCACGGCGGCAACATCCTCATCGTCGGCCCCACCGGGGTCGGCAAGACCTACACCGTGAAGGCCCTGCTGCGCGCCATCCCGGTCTGCTGGTGCGAGGTCGCGGTGACCGAGTTCTCCGACGTCGGCTACCACGGTCGCGACCTCGTGACCATGTATCTCGGGCTGCTCTCCCGGGCCCAGCGCGAGGAGAACGCGCAGGGTCGGCCCATCTCGCTGCGTGACCACCTCCCCCGCGCCGAGCGGTGGGGTGTCGTGCTCATGGATGAGATGGACAAGCTCCGCACCAACAAGACCGCGGTGCCCGGCGAGCGCGAGGTCGGGAAGGTTCTCCAGTACGAGCTGCTGAAGCTGGTCGAGGGGACTGAGGCCAACATCCGCGAGGACGAGGACAAGCCCGGCATCCTCTTCCAGACCAGCCACGTCCTGCACGTCGGCATGGGCGCCTTCGTGGGGCTGAACGACACCATCGCGCTGTGGGACAAGAAGCCCTGGGATGAGCGGCTCTACCTGACCGCCACGCCGGAGGACTTCATCGAGTACGGCTTCATCCCCGAGCTGATGGGCCGCTTCGCCACCATCCTCACCCTGCCGCCGCTGAAGGTGGACCACCTCATTCGCATCCTGCGCGAGCAGCTCGTACCCCGCTGGGTGGAGCGCATGGCCGACGAGGGGCTCGCCCTCGGCGTGGACGAGGGGGCGATGATGACCATTGCGGGCATGGCTCAGGAGCGGGCTCTTGGCGCCCGCGCCCTCGAACCGATCCTCGCCGACATGCTCTGGCGCCCACGGCGCGAGGCCCGCCCCGGCGACGAGCTGATCTTGGACGCCCGCGCCGTCGCCTCGAAGAGCGCACGGCTGCAACGGGCCGAGGCCGCCTGATGAGCTACATCGGCGCGCTCACCCCCGACAAGATGGCCCTGGTCGGCCCCACCTACGACCTGGCGCTGGGCTTCCTCGACGTCGCAACCGGCGACATTCAGATGATGGGCTATGTGATGGCCCCCAACACGGGCTGGCAGCAGAGCACCGACCTCCAGGATGAGACGCACCTGGTCCAGATCGCATCGCCGTCGAGCAGCGACCGCTACGGCCGCTACCCCAGCGTCTCTCAGGGCGACTGGTCGGGCGGCGAGCGTCAAGTGGTCTACGCGACCGCGAACCAGTATTACTCCTCGCAACAGGTCGACACCTCCAAGCCCGGGCACCTGACGTGCGCGGGCAACTACACCTCGCAGACGACGGCGTCGGCGCTGGTGGCGCTGTCGGGGCAGGGCAAGTCGATCTCCGTGTCGCCCGGCGGGGGCGGCGGGGCGTTCATGGCGTTCCTGGACGGCGGCGCTGAGATTCAGAAGTTCCAGACGACGCCCTTGTCGTTCCCGGCCACCGTCACCGGCACCCCCACCAGCATCATCACGCACGGTCTGAACCGCGGGGAGACGTACTTCGCGACCCTCACCGGAGGCGTCTTCCAGGCCGCCCTCCTCTCCGGCGACCAGCGATACGTCACGATCTCCCAGGTCGAGACCTCCCAACTCAGCGTCTTGTCCCTGGCCTACTTCGCGGGCTCCCTATGGTGCGTATGCAACGCCCGGCCCGCCACGGTCGGGGTGACCCCTTGCGAGATTTACCAGTTCGCCCCGCCCTTTCCCGCGGCAGGGGTGCTGGTGTATACCTGCCCCATCCTGGAATCCCCCATCGACATCATCGGATGCGGCGTCGACGGCCTCGTGTTCGGCACCCACACCGGCGAGCTTTACACCTTCAACGGGACCGACGCCGTCCTGATCGGGGTCGTCGACGAGGTCCCGCTCGACATCGAGACCGCCAATGGGGTGACCTACATCCTGTGCTGGGGGTCGACCGCGACGGGTGCGATGTACCCGGTCATCTACGAATTGAGCGGGTCGACGCTCTCCACCTTCGACGACTACACCCAGCTCGACGCGGCCTTCCAGCCGGGAGGGGCGGGCGCAACCGCTCATGGTCAGCTCTCCTCGGACGCGAGCTGGCTCTACCTCTCTTGGCCGGGGCTCAACACCAAGCGCTACCGCCTCACCACGGGCGCCGTCTCCGACATCGGCAACCCGGTCGCGGGGGCGGCGTCCACCACCGGGACGCACTACGCTTGCGCGCTTGGCCCCGGCGGCTCGATCGCCGAGCACGATGGGACCGCAAACTGGTACATCCTCCAGCCCGCGGCCGGAGCGTCGTCCAGCGACGGCACCATCGTCTCCAGCTTCTACGACTTCGACACCCCCTCGACCAACAAGCGGTTCGCGTCGGTCGAGTTCATCATGAACAACGCGACCCTCAACCCCCTTGCCATCACGGTCAGCTTCCGTCTCAACTCCCTGAACGCGGCGTGGACCGCGCTCCCCGTCGCCGTCGCCCCCACCAACGATCGCCTGGTCTGCTGCTTCCCGCAGGGGACCATCGGCCAATCGGTGCAGCTCCAGGTGACGCTCGTGGGCGCGCGCCAGCCCGACATCCAGCTCTGGTCCGTGCTCGCCACTCTGGCGCCGGTCTACACGGTCACCGTCGCCTGTCGCCGCGATCAGCAGGGTCGCAACCCGCTGGGCCAGGCCGACCCCCAGGGCGTCACCGGGCAGGAGCTTCTCGCCAACATCGTGAACGCCTACCGGCTAGCGGCCGGGTCGGTGACGTTGTGGGTGCCGGACCCGGCGGGGACGGACGGCGTGTCGCAAGTGCAGGCGATCCTCCAGGACTACCAGTGGACCACCTCGAACGGCGCGCCTCCGGGGCTCACGCGCGACCCCGGCAACGGCGTCCCGGACATGGAAGGCGACGTCTTGCTGACGCTCGTGACGGTGGCATAGGTGACGGCCTCCACCTCCGACTGGTCCCGTAGCGAGCGCGAGTTCCAGCTCCGCGTCGACAACTGCCGTCGCTGCATCGAGGGCGGCGTCCCCAACGCCGCATGGTGTACCTGCGTCCTCGGCCTCATCGCCGACCTGGGAGGGCAGGCTGCCGCAGCGCGCGACCTCGCCGTCTCCGTGGAGGCGGCCTCCCAACTCGACCAGCGGTGGATGGCCAACCGCCTCTTTGGCCGCGACGACCCCGAGAAGTACCCCAACGAGGTAGGGATGCTGGGCGACCTCCGCAACCGCATCGACGGCATCTCGACCTGGATCAAGCGGGGGGCCATCGCCATCATTGCAACCTGTGGGACCGTCGCCGCCTTCATCGTCGAGCAGATGCTCGCGATCGTCTTCAACTGGCCGCGGCTGTTCTAGTGGCCGAGTAGAACCGACGGGATCGCCCACAGCCAGTCCGCGGGGCGCCATACGTAGGCGGGGAATCCCGCCGCCTCGAAGGCGTTGAGCCAGGCGCGCTGCCTGGGGTCGACGCGGCCGGTGGCGTCCTTCAACTCCGCGACCAGAATCTCGGAGCCCCTTATGAGCAGGAGATCAGGAAAGCCCTTGCCGTCGCCCTGGACGGTGGACCGGGCGCTGGCCGGAGGACGGATGTGGAGCGAACGCCATCCCAGGTTCTTCGCGAGGGCCAGGACGGCGGTGAGGAGCTGGTCCTCGGTCATCCCGACGTTCACGCCACCCCCAGCTTCAACGCCAGGTCGAGGACGACCTCGTCGGTCTGGGCAACCACCCAGCCGCCCAGCGGCGTCCGCTCCTGCCAGCCCATCTGGGCCAGGGCGTTCTTCAGCTCCGCCTTCACCTCGGCGGGCCCGTGGCGCATCTCCCCGATCCGCTCCATCAGCCTTGCGATGGCGTCGTTGCGGTCCAGTACGCCCCCGGCCTCTTGTGCGGTCTCGGCCGGGGGCGCCGTTGCATCGGGTCTGGACGCCATGGCGTCTGGATCGGGCATCACCTCCTCCCCCCTCTCGGGGTCGATGTCGGGAACGTCGATGGGGTGGGGCACCCCGGGGACCGGGTTGCCGATCGGGGGGAGGCCCTCCGGCGCCTCTGGGACGGCCGTGGCGACGCCTTCCAGGTCCGCAGGGGCGATTGGGCGCTCCCCCTCCTCCAGCGGCGGCTGGGTGGGGCTCTGCGTCGGCGCCGGGGCTTCGATGCGGTACTCCTCCGCGCGTCCCCGCATGACGTCGCGGATTTCCTGGGGCGGCGGGGAGGTCGCGCCGCACCGCTCACAGCGCAGGTAGGCGCCGCCGTTCGGGCCGCCGCACAGAATCCAGGAGCCGCCGTCGTCGTGACGGCCATAGACGCCGTCCGTCCCCGCATCGCGCTCCAAGGCGGCCACGTTGACCGCGACCGCGTCCACAACCTCGGGCTCGCCGCCGACGTAGATGCCGAGCAGCATGTCCGAGAAGCCGCGCCGGGCCAGGCGCCGCACCGCGCGGGCGAAGAGCCAGTCTTCCAGGTGCTCCAGGTGGCGGTTGACCTCGGCCTGGGAGAACTCCTCGACCGAGACGGTCACCTCGATCGCGGGCCTGCCCTTCCGCTTCGCCTTCACGGTGAAGCTGGTGGCGTCGCCGGTCGCCTCCCAGCTCTCCAGCCGAGGGTCGGCCTGGATGCGCCCGCTCACCACCCGCGCGCTGGGGATGGTGGTCAGGCGCCCGCGGCTCTCGACCACGGCGATCTCGCGGAGGGCCTGGAGCGGAGACAGCCCGAGCCCTATACCCTCCTGCATGACCACGAACGTCTCGGCCGCGTTGAGCGGAACGTTCCTGCCCTGGGCCAGCGACTTCAGGAACATGCCGCTGGACGCGAGCGTCTTCGCCATCCAGGCGAGCTGGGCCATGTCCTGCGGGACGAGGCGCTCCAGGCCCTCGCCCACCACGCCCGCGCGCGGCGCCGGGGCCTCGATGATTTCCTGGTCAGGCACGGTCGATCACCTCAGAACAGTGGGTGCGGTATTGGCACCACTTCCCCCTGGGGTCGGTGGTGGATCGGGGGGCGCACAGCCCGCCGGGGTAGCTCTTCAGCCGCTCGGGCAGCCCGCCATCGCCCTCGAAGGTGAAGTCCTCCCAGGCCCGGTCGCGGCCGTTCACGAGCGCCGCGATGCGGTGAACGTCGTCGATGGGGACCTGCTGCTGGTCGATGTCCCCATCGGCCTTGTTGACGTAGACCACCCACCCGCTCCCGATCGTCAGGTGCGGGTGCGTGAAGCTCAGGACCCAAGCCGTCGCCGTGAGCTGGTCGACGTGCTCGGGGCGGGCGGTGTGGTCGCGGCCCGCCGCGGTGGCGTCGGCGCGGCGCATCTTGGGGGCGAACGGGCTTTCGGTCTTGATCTCGATGAGGGCGACGTGGCCCTCGAACTCGAAGACGGCGTCGCAGCGGGCCGACAGCCGGGTCGCCATCGCCCGCCCGTCCTGGATGCGCCCGCCGACCTCGTGGGCGAGCAGGACGTAGTCGGGGTGGACCGCGAGGCCCATCTGGAGGAGCGCGTGGTAGAGGTCGCCGATGATGAAGGTCGAGCGGGATTCGACCCGCAACTCCTCGGGAACGACAGCCGGGTCGCGCTCGAAGACGCTGCGCCGGAGGCATCCCGAGATGGCCGAGGCGTAGTGGACCCAATCGTCAGCCGGAGGGGTGACGTGCTCCTCGCTGCTCGCCAGCGCGTCCCGCAGCCACATGGCGAAGAAGCCGGGGTCGGTGTCCCGCACCGCGAAGGCGGCGTCGAGAATGGAGCGAACGTCGCAAGCGGCAGCCTGGCGGATTCTCACCGGAACACCTCGATCTCATCCAGATGCTCGCGCACCGTGCCCCGCCAGTGGGGACCGAAGAGCGCGGAGACGATGTCCATCGCCATGTCGCTCACGGTCAGGTCGGTGAGCTTGACGTTGGCGAGCGTGGTGCGGAACTTGACGAGCGCCTCGATCTTGTCAACCAGCAGGCGCTCCGCGACGGTTAAGTGGTGGTCGTGGTACTCGGTGAGCGGCCGGAAGTCCTCGGGGTGGTCCGCGCAGACCGCCGCGAGCACGACCCCGGCGCGCGAGGCGAGCTGGGTCGCCTCGTTCTCGCAGCCCGGGTGACGGCAGACGGTCACAACGCCTTCCCCGCGACCCACAGGACGCCGATCTGCTGGACGAGCCGCAGGGTGACGGGGTAATCGCCGCCCGGAACCCGCCGGGTGAGCGGGCGCACGGTGAGTTGCCCCGTGGGCTGCACCTTGACGGTCGGCCCGGCCGCATCACCCGCGGCGTACAGCCCAATCTGCCCGGTCTCGTCGATCCGCACCCATTGGACCCGGCCGCTGAGTGCGCCGTCGAAGAGCGCGCGGCGGGCCGCGACGTTGAGGTAGCCGTGGCGAATGTCCCAGAGCCGCAGGGTCGGTTCGGGGCTCTCTGCGCCCCCGGTGCCGGTGATGTCGGTGATGGTCTGTGTCATGTCACTCACTGTAGCTCACGTCACAACTCACTGTCAACCCGAGTATCCTGGGACGTGGGGCCGACCTCACGGCCAGCCGTCCAGCCCTCGGGTGGCTCACCCGCCTGAGCGGTGCAGTTTGATGCCGCGTCATCGGTGTCCTGCGGTGAAGTGGGCGCGACTGGCCGGTCGGCCTCATTGCTCCTCGGTGTGGCAAGCTGACGTCGGAGTGCGTGGACCTCGACGGCGAGGGCCTTGGCGTACTTTCTGAGTGGCGGCCGGTCACCCATGAGGTTGCTCCCGATAGTCGGTGCTGACCGGGCGGTTATCGGCGGCTGGCTCGGTGTTCCGAGGGCAGCCGTCCTTGTGCCCTCGGTGGTACCGACCGGCTACCTCGGGGAGCCCGTGATAGTCAGGGTCGTACCAGTCGGGGGATACGCCTCCACAGGTCCGACAGTAAGTGCCATCAGGTCCCCACTCGGCCATTGGCACGTCCCGGGTGAGCCGGTCCACCTCGGTCCGCAGCCGGTCCACCTCGTCGGCCATCGTCTCCGCCACCTGGCGCCACTCGTCCGCGGTGGTCGGGGTGCGGGTGGCCTCGTCCAGGCCGAGGGGCGGGAACCCAGGACAGTGAAACGCCGGTTTCGGTTCGCCCTCGTAGAAGGGCTCATCGTGGGGCTTGTGCGGGAGTCTGTCTCGCGCAGAGGCGCAGAGCAGCACCGTCGTCGTCTCAGCCATCTTGGCCTGCACTCCGATACTCGGTGTTCCGTTGGGTCTTATCAGTCGGGAAGCTCGACATGCACCGTCCTCCCGGTGGCGTCGTCCCGATACACGGCGCAGGTGCCGTCGTCGTGGTCCACGTCGGTGACGTAGGTCCATCCTTCGGGGCACACGATCTTGCTCCAGTCCTTCGCCCAATGCGGCTCGTCGGTCAACGGGGTCGGCTCAGGCATCGGCGCTCCTGGGTCTGAGAATCGGTGTTCCGTTGGGTGTTATCAGCGGCGATCTCGATGTCGCTCTCGACCTCGTTGCCCCAGCAGTCCCAGCCGACCCGGTAGGTGCGAGCGAACATCTCCAGCCGGGGAGCCGGTGACAGGCGCTCTACCAGCTCGTAGAACTCGTCGGGCTTCCGAGAGTGCTCTGCCCTCGGCCACTCGAACCACGTCCCCTCGGTGGCCTGAGCGTGGCGTCCACCCCGCCCGAATGGGTTGCCGTGGCGGCTCCCACGTCGGGCCACCAGGACGTGCTCAGTGTTGCAGCGGAAGCGTCCGACGCCCAGGCCGGGCTTGCACCACGTCAGCAGAGTGACCGGCTCGAACCCCCAAGCTCGGGCGACCTCGTAGCCCCAATCGACGTGCTGACTGAGGCACCAGAGCCACAGGTGGGCCTGTTCGGCGGCGGGCACTCGCAGGGCCGTGATCTCGGCCAGAGACATGAGCGGGTAGAACCGCTGGCCCCTTCCCTTGTCGATCCGGGCTCCCCACGTTCCCCCCAGGGCGGGCTGCCAGGGCGGGTCCGCGACGATGGTTCGGTACTCAGTCTTGGGCATGAGAATCGGTGTTGTCGGTCACCCCTGCCTCCCGTCGGACAGCCCTGACCGCCCCGCCCTGGCTGACGAAGGTTCCGAGGAATTTGCCGCTGAGCGTCACCGCGTCGAACTGTCTGGCGCGTCCGCCATGCACGTCACCGATGAGGTTCCCCTCATCGTCGTATACGCTCCACCCTGATGGGCGGCTGATTCGCTGCCGGGGGCCGAAGTTGGTGGGCCTCATACCTCTCGCACTCACGATGGGTCCTCCAGGGATGCTAGAGCAGCACGGATGCGGTCCCGGGACTGTTGCGAGCCCACGATGGTCTGCACGTCCCGCAGCAGGTCCACGCACTCCAGGAGCTTCGGGAGAGCGTTCACAGCAGCCTCGTGGACCGCCTCGACGACGGCGCACGAATCCACCGAGAGGCATCCGAGGCGGACGTCATGCCCGTGGCGCGCCTCCCACGGCGCAGCCTGCTCGACCGTCCACGGTGGCGGCCCTAGCGCGTCCTCGGGGTCCTCTCCGTCAGCCAGCGCGAGCAGTTCCCTCAGTCGGGATTCAAGGCTCACGTCTTCTCCTCCGCTTGGGTCTGAGAATCGGTGGCATCGGGAGCCACGACGGGATCGGGCTGGTCGGTGCGGCAGTTCGCGCACAGGTGCTTGCCGTCCTCGGTGACCAGCCAGTCCATGTCCCGAGCCGCCTCGATGGCGTCCTCGTCGTTGAACCGCCAGCCCCCGCCGTCGTCCTCGTCCATGATCTCGGCCAGGGTGGACCCGCAGTCGTCGCAGACCGCCGTGTAAAACTCTTGCGCCTTGACGCTCATTACGTTTGCTCCCGAGGGCCGTGGCTCTCGACGGGGAACACGGCTGACTGGATCACCAGCGAGGTGAGGGCGGCGAATGCTGCGTCGACTCGGCGGGCTGCCCCCACGTCTGGCGGGTCCAACTGGCCGATGGCCACCCATGCCAACCGCTCCGCCTCTACCGCGTTGCGTAAGTCCCATCCCGCCGCAGCGATGGCT